GCTAAATTCGCCGTTCGTGACATCTACATCGCAGCAATGCGAGGATTCGACGAAGCCTACGGAATGTTCAGAGGTAGTGTTAATCTCAGATTCTTCATGGAACCTGTCAGCACCAACTCAGGCAACGTCCATGGTCAATTGATCTTGGGCGTTAATGACTATGTTGCTGCTGTAGGTTACGAACCTCAAAACCCTTACAACGCGGGTTATCAGACGTTCACTAAAGAAGACATGGCTATGATCACCATTCCATGGATCTACCCTACCTTCGTCGCTTTCACAGGAGCGTCAGGACTAGCTGATGACAGCACCAGCGTCCTTAGAATGCTACTGTTCAACGACTCGTCTGAGGAAGTCACAGTCAGGATTCGCGCAGACATCGCAGTCGGAGACGATTTCCATCTAGGTCTCTATCTTGGAGGTTCAGCCGCGTACACTCTTTACGAGTCCGCCAGGCTTCAACCCTTCAATGTAACCCAAGAACCGGTTACCGTTGACTACACCTTTCCCACTACGCGTGCTTCCGCGATCCCTTTCCTCCCAACCCGTCCACAATCGGGTATGCTCCAATTCGTTGAGCGTGCCATTGAGAACACCCTCCCTTTGATGGAAGTTGTGTCAGCTTTAGGACTCGAGCTTGATGCTCACATGATGACAGAACAGAGTCACATCGTCCAACAGCGTAAGCGTCCATTCAGCGCCAACACTGACCTCCCGGTCATGACAGAGCGCCTTTTGACTCTTAACCACAACGGGATGACCCTTCCCGATACCACCTGCTTTGGTTCCTCCTCATCAGAGACCGACATCTACAATCTCCTCCAGAACACAAAATCACTGGTCGATAGATTCGAATGGTCAGAGTCTGATGCTCTCGGAACACGTCTAAAAGACTACTGGGCTGGGCCCGACGTTCCGAATGCAGGAGATGGAAACATCCATTCCAAAATTCCATCCATGTTCAACTACTACACCGGTGGAACACGCCTGATATTCGATGTTCAGGCCACCGAGATACACAGAGGTCAACTTTTGTTGGCCTACAAACCGATTCATCCCGACACCGATTCGAATCCGGTAGGCTTCAAAGAAGCCACGCAAACGTACTTCACCACGTTAGATTTGTCGTCTGGTAGAGCCACACTGGCTGTAGATTTGCCATACTTGTCTCCCCGACCACAAACAAA